CAGCCATGTTTTACTCCCTTATGCGTCAGCAAATGGTGTAACTATTGTTCCAGAAGCTAATACTATACCCTCTACAGCATATTTAGCTGAGCCGATAGCAGTTACTTTCACTATAGAACCAGCTATACCACCTTTAGTTGAGCCGTTAAAAGTAATAACATCATTACTCGCACCTGAAATAAAAACTTTACCTGATGCGTTGTCTTTACCTAAATATAAACCACCAACAAACTTATCAGTTCCGTCAGTTTTTATATCCATATCTGTAGCTGCTGTTTCAACAACAAAGAAAAAAGAAGCGCCTAAATTATTTAATTGATTTGGGTCTTCATTACTACCAGGTGTAGTAGCTACAATGCTTGGTAAAGTAAATTTACCGTCTGCGTCATTACAAGTAAGAATTTTACCTGCGTGAGCAGCAACTGTTAGTGTAGTGTCAGCTGTTAAGCTAACAACGTTTGCATTACCTGCCGAAATAAATCCTGCTAAAGATTGTATTGGGCCTGAAAAAGTGCTTTTTGCCATAATTTTTCTCCCGAAAAATAAGTTCTACTGTCTTGGCTTGTCTGCTAGGTCAGTCCGTAGAACAAGTTAATAATATCCTAGTTATCTGATTGTATATTAGTTTTCTGCAAAAAAAAAGGGAGCCGAAACTCCCTTTAAACAATCTATTAAGATTATGCTCCTTGTGATGCGAACACCGCTCTCCAGTTGGAGAATCCAAAAGAGTATCTTTCTCTGGCTTTATATCTCATATTACCAGTATCAAAATCACCTTCTAATGATGTTTGCATAGGACTTCTTTCAAAATGTTTGAATCCGTCAGGGCAATCTGTCTTAAGGAACCAAGCATCAGAGTCTGTTAGATAGTTGTTAACAACATATCCTTCAGGAATCATACCCATATTTTTGATTGCATTTATGTCATTGTCAGATGTTGCTACTCTGCCAGGGCTTTGTAGTAATCTGTCAGCAACAAATTGCAGTTCATTAGGCACGATAAGTTTTCTACCTTGAAGAGCTATGTTTAAATTTCTATCATCAACAAAGTTTGAGATAGCAATTAAAGCATCTTCAAGTGAAGTCTCGTTCAAGTCAGCATGAGTGGTTGCTCTGTTTGCAGTAGTTCCACCTCCACCTAGAGGGTGTGAACTAGAAACAAGAGGTTGTCCATCTCCGCCAGTATGGTCTGTACTAAAAGCATTATTAAGAACAGCAGCTGCCTTAATTTGCTTAGTATTCGCCATAGACCTAGCTAAAGCTTTTGTGTATCTTGAACCTAATCTATCATATAAATTATCTTCAACTGCTTCTTCAGTAAGAGAGAAAGCCAAAGCAACTGTTTCGTGTGAGTAACGTGAAGTAAAACCTTCAGTAGCGTTGTCATATTCGACAGCGGCACCTTCGCCTTTTACTGATGCGTTACCAAAACCAACAATCATTACTTCTTCTTCAAAAGCTCTGTCTGATGTTTCAGTATCAAATATTTCAGTATGCTGATTGTCATATGTAGCATACTCCATACCGAACAAGGCGTTTAAGCCTGGCTCTAATTCTTTCGCTAATTGCGCTCTATTTATTGCCATGATTATACCCCTGCAGCTGTTCTGTTAAAATGCTCGGCAATTCTGACGATAAAATTAACATTTGTTGATAAAGTTCCTGTACCAAGAGCATTGTTTGATGGGTCATTTGAAATCCCCATAATTCTAAGCTGAGCAGTCCCAGTTGCTGTTGTGCCACTTGCTTTTACGCCTGATACCCCTGATTGTGTAGAGCCAGTTGCATAGACAATATCGCAGTTGTTACCAACTACAGTTTGTACTACAGAACCTGTTGCTGCAGACTGAACCTCAAATAACATATCTGGGTCATCTACAATCATAGCTTTACAATCACTTGTTACTGTTCCACCAGTCCAAACTGGAGAGAATATTTTTTCTCCGCTTGAATTAGTAAAAGAGCAACCCTGAAAAACACCTAGCAATAAATCGCCAGCAGCAGCAACGGCTATGCCGCCTGTGTTGACCATTTTAACTGGGTCTCCAGTAAAAATACTTCCGGTTGTGCCTGAAAGAATTTCGTACTCAGTATTACCTGTAGAGTTATAAGCCGAGCCTATTTTTCCAATAGGTTTTAAACCAAAAGGTGCATTAATATTAGCCATAATATTTACCTATATTAAAAATTTATTTAAGAAGAAAAAGCTAATCTCTTTTTCCTCCACCAAAAGTTACGCTTGTGGTTCTCTGAGGTTTTAACATCGGAGAACTTGGGTCAGATTCTTTCATCAAATTATTGTCAACTGCTTCTTGTTGCATTTGCGCACGATTTGAATAATAGGCGTTTCTTTCTTCACGTGTTTCATTTGGAATCTTCGCCAAAAGCAAACCACCCACGGCCACTACTCCAGCGTGCTTTCCATCGTCCATGGTAGGAAGTTCGAAATCTCCTATCTCGTCAGAATGCACTAGCTCAAAGCCTTCACGCAATCTAGACATGACATTTTTTCTATCTTCATTACCGACAATTTCGGCTCTTATCCACCTGTAGGTATAACCTTCAGGAGCAGGAGGCGTGTCCAACATAGATGGGGGACGCCATGGTTTGCGAGCAGTATCTTTAGCTCGAACTTCTGCAGAACGTGGAGTTCTGTTATTTTTCTCTATATTTTTATCTTCAGTCATAATAATTACCTTTTTATGTACTTAGCGTATTCTTTCAGAGGCACATTTAAACGTCTTGCCATTTCTACTTCGCTTGCGCTTAGTTTGACTTGACGTTTTCCTCCTGAGTTTGTAACTCTTCCAGCAGGTGCAACATTTTGTTGCGCCCCTCTGTTAGAATTTGCTTCCCCACCATTAGAGAACTTGTGCGGAAACTCAACTCTCATACGTTTATCTATTTCATCATAATACGAAGAATCAGAAGTGTCAAAGCCTTCTTCCTCTACTAGCTTACGATGTATGTTAAAGGCTGCTAAAGTCATGGTTTCGTCTTCACCAAACCACTCATTTTTACTAGCCCACTCTTCTGCTGCAGGGTCAGGCTCTTGCTGTTGTTGAGTCTGCTGCATCATTTGATTTGGAACGTTTTGATAGTTTTGTTGAGTGTAGTTTTGTTCTGGCTGCATTTGCAACTTACTTTCTTCAACAGTAATTTTATCAAGAATATTTTGGGCTTTTGTTACCTTATCCCAATCTTGCTCTTGATATGCATTTTTTAAAACAGAATTTGCCTGCGCTCTTTGTGAAGCTAATCTGTTTTGCGCTTCGTTCAAATA